GTTCACGAGTATCTGCGTGAACTGAAAGACGATCTGAGCGATGCGTGGTGGGAGATGTCTGAGCACAAGATGAAGGCAGAAGCCATCCGCAACTATCTGAAACGAATCACATTTGAGCAACAATTAAGAACGATATGAAGATTACACTATCGCGTAACATCAAGGACGTAGGCGTGGCTATCGAGGCGAACAAGGACGAAATCGGCGGCATCCAGAAGATGAAGGAACTGGCCGACAAGTTCCAAGGCGAAATGACACGGGCCTATAAAGCGGCACAGATGATTTGGAAACAATATCCTGAGTTCAAGCAGGTGACGCTCGACACCATGACGGATGAAGAGCGTAAGATGATGGAACTATCAGAAAACAGTAACAATAAAAATTAAGGTATTATGATCAATTTATCAACACCAAGCCAGCAGATGCTCGACGAACTGAATGTCGATTTAGAGAGAATCGAATATTGGCAGCAGCGTTGGCACAGCGGCAAAGACTGGATCCTCAAAAGCAGAGAGTACAGAAAACGATGGAATGAAGAGCGCAAACCGTTCCTGACAGAAAGACACGAGTACATTTCACAACTCGGCAATCGTTGGTACTGCTTCGACATCCCCTTCTGGCCTGAAGGCTTCGACGATTTAATGATGCTGCAATCCAGCTTCATCTATTATGAGACCTACGCCAGCATCGGTGCTTTTATCCCGAAGTATTGGATGAACAAGGAAACTAACCTCATGGAAGATGCCTGCGTGATTTACACAAGCCACTTCTTTGAGCGGTACTGCGAACGCCTGAAGATTCCATTCCGCTCGCGTGAGATGGTGCTTGAGTTTGCAAGTATCATCGCTTTCAATCCCATTCAGGATGACACCGACAAAGACGGCAGACCTATCGTGGTGTCACGTATGCCGAAAGCGGGATTTACCTATGGTGTGAGACGAAAGGACAATCCAAACATCTATGAAATGCGGACATTCCTGAGCGACAAGAACATGACACCAACAAAGCTCAGACGCTATGAAGAACTGCGTGAGCGAGTGGATGATGAAGCGTTTATCGCAGAGTCCTACAACTTGTCTGTGTGGGGATCAATTTACAAGAAAAACAATATGCCAATACCAAAAGAATAATAATTATGGAATTTGAAGGTAGAATTACGGATGTGTTGCCTGCCAGGACGGGCACACGCCAGGACGGAACGACGTGGACTGACTTGACGTTCGTTTTCGCCTATTATGAGAATGGAGAGCAGCGGTTTGAAGACTCTGCTATGGTGAGCACTTTCGACACGAACATCATGGCGAGGATTGCGCCGTACATCGTGCGCGGTCAGGACGGCAAAGCGGTAGTGGAAAACGACGTGGTGAAGATGAGCGTGCAATACATTCCCTGCAAATGCGGATTCAGTCTCAAAGTGAAGAATGTGAAGAAGAAGGACGGCACTGGCTATCTCAAAATACAAGAAAACCGCTGCTATCGTCTCGAAATCATGGGAGCGCAACAGCAGCCCGCACCTCAGCCACAGACACCGGCATACAATCCGTATGCCCAGCCACAGCAGCCGGCGGCACCATTCCCGCCACAGGTGGACGCGCAAGGTTATCCAATAAACGATGGAGGGCAAGGCGATGACTTACCCTTCTGACGACTATTTCTGCGAGTGGTGGCCTACGGGCCTCACTCGTTAAACCGTTAAAAAGGAACTATATCTATGGCAAAGAATGACGAACGACCAAACGTTCTCCTGACTACGTTACCGAACGGCTACGCCCTGACGGTGGATTGGCAGGAATATATGGCCTTCGACGTTGAAGGCATGCTGGCGCAAGTGTTCACCCATATAGCACTCAACGAAACAGAGTATCTTAGTGCGAGTTTCGTGAAGAGTCTGTTTGAAGTGGCCGGAACATGGCCCGACCATAAAGACGCTTACACGGCTTTAGCTGACCAGATAGCCATCGTCAAAGATCAGCAGAAAACCATCAATCGCCTCTACAAGCGTCTTAGTGACATGGGCAAGGATAAAGACGATGTAGAAAAGAAATTGGCGGAAGCCCTTGAACAGGTGGAGAAATACACGAACCGTGTGGAAGACCTCGCACGCAATCTGGTGAAACGCGATGAAGAAATCGCTGCCCTAAAAATGGACATCGAGGAGGAAAGCATCACGGTGAAACCAAAGAGCCCACCGCGAGTTGCACGGAAAAGGGCTGATCCAAAGCCAATGCCTGAGCCGAAGACGGCAACGGAAAAGAAGGAGAAGGTGAAAGAACTGAAGAAGGAAAAGGACGAGAAGGAGAAAGAGGCCAAGACTGCCAGAGCAGAAAAGCAAAAGGAATATAACGAGAAGCATAAGGATGTGAAGAAGTCTAACACCATCGTGAAGATTCCTTATTCCAAAAAGGCTTACAATGCACTGATGACTCCGCTGACTATCGACAAGCTCGGACTATCGACCAAGGTTGTGAACATCCTGAAGATTGCCGGAGCCACGACGGGACTGAATCACACCATCGCCGACATTGCCGGACTGACGCGCAGGCAACTCCTACTGACGCGAGGCTGCGGCAATAACGCTGCCGACGATATTGAGAGATGGCTCACGAAGCACGGCCTCGCACTCCACATGGATGTGAAGGCCATTCTCGAAGAACATTATAAGCAAGACGTATGAGCAGAGCAACAGCCAACTTTGGCGACGAGGAGCGGGATGAACTTGATGACATCATCGACCGATTCAATATGGAGGCGAAGTCAGGCCGTAGCCGCGAGGAACTGCGCAAGCTGACCCACAAAGGTATGATATGCCTGAACCTCGCCTATTGCATGGCTGACGTGATCGACTGGCTCATCTACGACATGGACGAGACGCTGGGGCCGTTTGGAGCGGCTTTGGAGCGGCAAGACAAGCAGAAGTTCAACGCACTCAAAAGAACGCTTGCATCAGCACGGCAAACAGCGAGAGACATCACGCGAGACGTTCACAAGCAATCGGACAAAGAAGGTTTTCAAGGTGAGTGCGATTGGTGGTATAATCTCATTCGTCTTGTCGAAGACCGCACTGGAAGCGATCAGTTGAAGACGCGACAGGTCATCCAATGGCTCACCACGATGCCGTCGGTGCTGAACATGTTCAACGTGAAGACATTGCACTTTAAACGACTAATCGATGATTAGGAACTATGACAGAAGAACAAAACAACGGAATACCCCTGCCGGATAGCAGCGACGCGAAACCGCTGCCACCTGACTTCCTGAAAGAGCGTGGATGGTTTGGTGTCGATGTATCAGGCTTACTGCTCGACTTTGCCGAACCGTACCACCCGCCACGATGGACGCTATCACACAACGGCACGCCATTCGCCAACCGTGGTGAACTTCACATCGTGACAGGTAAGAGCGGACACGGCAAGACAGCCTTCATGTCGCAAGTGATGGCGACCCTGCTCTGTGGTAAGTTCGGTAATATGCAATACGAAGGAGAACCGCCACACATGCCTGTGGTGCTCTACATCGACACAGAGATGGGTAAGGATGACACAATCGCCATCAAGAACCGCGTCTGCTCGTTGGCTGGCATCCCATTCAATGAGCCATGCGAACGGTTTAAGGTGGCAAGGCTCAGAGATACGGTGACAGCTGCCGAACGATGGCAGCAAATACTGAAACTCGCCTACGTCATTAAGCCAGACGTGATGTTCATCGATGGCCTTCTTGACATTGTGGAAGACTACAACGAGCAGAAGGAATGCACACCCATCATCCGCGAGCTGATGATCATGGCGACACATTACGATATGTCAACCTGGTGCGTGCTGCATGAGAACCCGACCACGGATAAGATGGTCGGCTCACTCGGTAGTATCGCCCAGCGCAAGGTGACTGAGGTGTTTGCCGTCCGTAAGCATAAAAACGAGAAGGAGAAAGAAAAGAAGCCCAATCGACCGCCCATCTATTTCTCAGTCGAGCAACTGAAAGCCCGTGGCAAAGATGTCGAAGATTGGGACTTTGAGATACTCTCCGTCGAAGGTTGGGGCCGTCCGCAGGAAATCAGCGACACACCGGCACCACCGACACCACCAACCAACAGCAGCGAGGCACTGATGAAGCAGATAGTGAAACACCTGCTGGAGTTTATGTCGCCACCGAATAGCGAGTACTTCTCCAACATCGTGAAGGAACTGAAGAAGCGGATGCACGTTGGCGAGACGAAAGCCAAGGAATACTTCAACGAGGCCAACAGTGCGGGCATTTTCAGTCTGCCTATCAATGGCCGCTACACTCTCAACACGTCACAATGTGACGCGATACTGAATGATTTACCATTTGCACCAAGCAACAATTAACGACATGACAAAGAATGAATTCATACTCCAGGCGATGGTCAGTATGGCCGGAAGTAAAGGACAGTTTAATACCTCATTTCACTGCGTCAACTCAGATGCAAAGCATGTGGCAGACGCGGCAAAGATACTGGCCGACGCTGCCGAAGAGGTCGCTCACTTCGACGAGGAAGTAGAATGAAACCCTCAGAAACCCTGAAACCCCTCGCACGCACACACACGCGCGTTATGGTTATACAGTCCTTGCAAAACCCCGAAACCCTCAACCCCTATATATATATTTATATAAATATATATAGGGGATTGAGGAGGGTATTCAGGTTTTGTGGGGTTTTCGCCAGGGTTTTACAGATAATCGAATCAAAAAATCCAACCGCATCGGTTTAGTATAGTAAATCAAAACGGTTTAATATAGCAAACCGCAGCGGTTTAGTATAGTAAAGTGAAGCGGTCAAATATACCATAACATTCGACCTATGCCAAAGATCAGTGAAGACATCATCAGGGCGGTCACAGATGCAGCGAAGATTGAGGAGGTCGTGGGCGACTTTGTGGACTTACGGAAAGCCGGTGTGAACATGACTGGCCTTTGCCCATTCCACGACGATCAGACGGACGGAAACTTCATCGTGAGACCTTCGACGCTATCACAAGGACGGCCAGGGCGAAACTCCTATAAGTGCTTCGTCTGCGGTGCCAAGGGCGGTGCGGTCAACTTCCTGATGGAAGCGGAGCGCATGTCATTTCCAGACGCGATCCGTTGGATCGGCAAGAAGTACAACATCCCTGTGGACGATGTGCCGGTCAACTGGACACCACCGCCTCCGAAGCCGACACCACCACCACCGCCAGCGTTGGATATACCGCGAGAGTGGGTGAGCCGGACGATGAAGCTTGCTCCGATGGCGACCTTTGTCACTTGGTACTATTCGCTGCCGTGGTCAGTCGCTCAGATCAGCCGTATGCACAACACGCTTTGGCAGTATTGCGTCGGCGGTTGGCGAGACGGTCGCGTGGTGTTCTGGCAGATAGACAGCGACGGCGTGCCACGGGCGGCAAAGCTGATGGACTACGAGCCGAACGGACACCGAAACAAGATGGCACACCCTGGATGGATATACAATCAGGACGGATGTCGGCAAAAACTGAATCCGAACGAGCACACCATCCTGAAACCGCTCTTTGGCTCCCATCTGCTGAAACGCTATCCAAACGCCACCGTGAACGTGGTCGAGAGCGAGAAGACGGCTATCATCATGGCAAACTATTACGGCACGCTCGACACTCAGCTATGGCTCGCTTGTGGCGGTCTGAAGTTCTTGCAACTGGAGTCGATGCAACCGCTGATTGACCAAGGCCGAAAGGTTTGGCTTTGGCCCGATAAAGACGGTATCGACAAGTGGCAAGAGGTAGCCGACAAACTCGGCAGCGACCAAGTGCAAGTCTATACGCGATTCTTTGAGACATGTTGGGAGCCGCAGGACGGTGACAAGGCCGATGCTGCCGACATCACCATCCGCATCATGGGTGATCCGACGTTTCGGCCAAAGGAAATCAAGGAAAAAGACCATACCCCCCAGGGGGGAGACACTGAAACCCCCTGCGACCCCCTGAAACCCAAAAATGTGACGGATGAAGAATGGTTCGAGCACTTAGAAATCATGAAGGCCATCGGTGATTATGGCATCATACACCCGGAACTCGCTGATGAGCCATTCCTCGATGCTGAAGAACTCACCGATCCTGAACTCCACAGACGCAGGGAGATATTAAGACAACGATACAACTTCAATAAGAGCAAGAACAATGGCAAAACAGAAGATAATAAAACTGATTGACCATCCTTTGGGCGTACCATTTCAATATAAGGATAAGACGCTTATTGCAAAGGAGAGCGTTGACAAAGGGCCAACATGTCGAGGATGTTGGTTTTCATCCACGAAAAACTATCGAAAGTCGTGCGTTAGTCATGGTAATGCTTGCACGCCTGCTAATCGTAAGGACAGAAAACACGTAATATTTGTAGAACAACTATGAACGAAAACAATAAAGAACGTTTTGAGCAGCTTGGCACGAAGATCGACCCAGCGATGGCGGAGGTGCTGAATGCGTGCTGTGATGCCTTGCAAACCGACGTGTATCACTTGTTGCAATGGTTCGCATATACTGTCATCAGAGCAGCTCATCCGCTCCACCAGATGACTCCTGAGATTCGGAAGCTCATGACGCTGCTGGAGAGCGACGCGGGATGGCAGACGGCCTTCAACCTTGTGGCTCCTGACCGCAAGAAGATAGCGCAGGTGGTGCTGATACTTGAACAGGAAGGCCACAAGGGCTTCGGGGCCGTGATGATAGACCGTCCGTTCATGGGCGACGCACGGCAGACAGAGTGCGTGGATGATATTCTGGAGCGCGTGACGAAGGTGCTGGTGCCTGGCATTTATCGGCGGCTGGAATCATTGAAGCGCAAGCTCGAAGCCGAAAGCACTCTCGACGCACTGCTGACGATGATCGACGCTCAGACCATCTTTGAACTCGACGAAGCAGAACGGGCAGAGATGCCTCAGATGGGCGACGTGGCACCGAATGGCAAGCCACTGGCCTACGGCAAGCGCACCAAGCGCAAGAAGCACTTCACGCCAGATACTATGCCGACTCAGGCATCACTCTTTGGAGACATTGACCACAGCGCACCGGCTCCCGAACTCGAAGACTGGGAAGGTGAGAGAGTCAATCGCAATCTGAATGCTGAACTATCAAGAGGCCACGTTGACGATGATTGACTACGAAGGAAATAACTATCAGCCGGAGCCTCGCAAGCCTAAGCGGAAACAGACCAACGGAGACGAGACCGTGCGTTGGCTGAATGACCACTGTGACTTTAGACCTTTCGGTGCGGAATGGTAACACTAACAAAAGACTCGAAAGGCAAGACGTGGATCATCACGCACACCGATGCTGAAGGCTTCCATCATCAACTGAATCTCACCAGCGATGACCTTCTACATTTGATGAACCTCATAATACAATCGGACGTATGAACGAAAAAGTATATCCAAGATTCGTGAAAGCAGAGTTTGGCGACATGTTCGTGACTAACGACGGTTGCCGTGCCTTATACATCGACCGCATTTCAGACTTTACGATGACAGACGATGACACCTCACAAGTGCATCTGTTCTATGTCGAGGGTGCCGGTCTGAAGCGGTACTACGATGACGGTGCAAGTTGCGACGGAATAGCAGCTGATGACATCGTTGGACGTGAAGGATATGTTGACGAGAGTCGTGACTATTTCATACAAGGATGGGTGTTGGCTAATGTGACAGACTGCCTGTCATCGTGCTCACGGTACATCAAGGCGGTGAAGCGACGCGACAGCAAGGACGGTAAGCGCATCGATGAACTGAGGGACATGATAGCAAAGGCAAAAGACCTGTTAAAGTTATGAGCAGAGACCCAAGATACCAGAAGCTGCTGAACTCGAAGCGGTGGAAGGAGCTGCGGGCGTGGAAGTTGGCACAGACGCAAGGTTATTGTGAAATCTGCTACCGCGAGGGGTGGCGAGGCATCGACGCGCTGGCGGTGGACATCCACCACATCGTTCCCGTCGAGTCGGTGATTGACCAAGGCGAAGCGGCTATGGCCCGCGTCTGTTTCAATCCAAACAATCTCATGGCGGTATGTACCAAACATCATATCGAAATCCACACCAACGCAGGCAGCCATACAAAGGAGGCAGTCGAGGAGCGCAAGCAGAAGAAGCGCATCGGATTCCTTCAACGGAATGACCCGAACTATGAGGCGAACAAGGGCGATGATGCGGACTTGACCAAACCTTAATAAAAGGTTAAAATTAAGTTAAATTAACCCCCATATTGGGTCATTTAACTTTGACCCCCTATCGATTCCCAAAT